GCCCACTTGTTAGGTATAAAATAACTTTTGTTGTTTATAACTAAATCCATAATATAAAATATAAAAAAATTAAAATGAGTATAATTGCATAAGTTTTCTAAAATACTTGTAAGTTTGTCAAAAAGAGGGTACGCATTCTGCTACCCTTTTTTTATTGTACTGCATAAACACCTTGAGGCTTTATTTCATAGTACATACGCATAGCTAAGGCATCACTAAAATCAGGTGAACGATTTATAGAATTTTTTACCTCGTCTTTACTTACTATTTGTAGCTTTGTATCTTTGTCGAAATTTTTACGCCTCACTTGTTCTAATTCTTCTATAATAAAATTTTTGTGTGTAACGTTATTACAGTTTATATATATCTTAGACTTATTTAGAGCATCGCTAAGAGCATAATAGCATTGAGTCTTTAGATTGGTATAGTTTTCGTTTTTAAGTGCCTTAGAATTGTTTACAAAGCCTTTACACCTTAATATATCTTTTACACCGCCACCTACTCCGTCATCGTCTACTATAATATTACCTAATGGTACGCTATGCAATCTTTGTATTGCTCGTATTTCGTCTGCGGCTTGTGTTATAGTATTTTTGTCTAATGCTTTTATATACTCTGCTCGTAAACCGTTCCAATAAATTATTACAGTCTTGTCTTTACCAAATCGTGCTATATCTGCGGTTATATATTTTTTGCCACTAGGTGCATCGTCTAACTCAAAAGAGCCTAGTATAGCATTGTAGTTTATTAGCTTATCTTCGCTATCGTCATATTCCCAATTACCATATAGTAGCCTTTGTTTGCTTATATAGTCTAATTTTTCTAGTTGCTCTTTGTAGTGCTTAGATATATGTTTGTTATCTGTAACTAAAGATTGTATAAACTTACTATATACAGGTAGTCTGTTTTCTTTATGTGGCTTATAAAAATTATTGTACACCCAATTTTTAGATGGGTTACAAGTCAACAGTATTTTAGGTATTATATCGTTTTCGTCTAGTTTGTATCGTATTCTACTACTAACTATTTGCTTTGCCTTTTCTGTTATTTGGTTACACTCGTCTATAAATGCCGCAGTTAATTCTAACGAGCCTAAACTATCAAAATTTCGATCTGATGGGTATTGAAATAAGTCTTTTAGTATAACCTCGCTACCATTATAAAATGTAATTATGTTACTACTAGCGTTATACTTGTAGTGTACATTGGCTTTTATATTCCATTGGCTACATACATCAAAAAAAGTATTTAGTGTAGTCTTTTTTAGATTGTCTAACTTACTACGCCCAATTAAACACCTTATGTTGTCGTATTGTGTGCATAATGTTATAATCCACGCACAACCCAAAAAACTTTTACCACCACCTGCCGCACCACCATACAATACTTGTGTTGTGGTTTTATCTGTTAGGTATTCTAATGCTAACCATTGTTTACTTGTTAGCGTTGCTATCATCGTCTTTTTTAAGTATAATATTTATAGGCTTAAAGTCTGCACTAACATCTAACTCTTGTTTTTCTATGTAGCCTCTTTTCTTGCCTTTTGTTTTTAGGTAAAATATAGTAGCTTGCGTACCACCTTTTTTAATTTGTTTGTGTAGGTGGCTTTCTGCAAAGTCTATAGCTACATCGTCTATACTCTTTACAGCTAGTCTATATGCCTCATCTTCTTTTATCCACAAGTAGTGTGTTGTTCTATCAATGCCAACTAATTTACACGCACTAGTTACTACGCCTAGCGTTTTTTCTAATGCCTCTAACATAGCTAGTTTGCCTTTTTCTGTTCTATCCTGCATAAGTGTTGAATTTTGTAGATTATTTACCACACAAAGCGCATACTATTTTATCTTTCTGTTGTGGCTCTGTATCGTCATCTTCTAAGTTATTATATATGTCATCTTCATTTTGCCAAACATCTAAACCCCAATCTTCTAACTCTACGCTATCCCATTCGTTAGCTAGTATGTCATAATCCCAATCGCCAAAGCCTAAATTATCTTTTATTATAAACTCTTGCTTTTGTTTTTCTTTTAAATTGTCTGCTTTTATAATATATACTTCTTTGTAGCCTAATTCTACTAATGCTTTGTATCGCATATTACCACCTAATATATAGCCTTGCTCGTCTACTACTATAGGGCGTAGCTTTAACATTTCCTCAAAGTCTTGTATAGATTGCTTTAGCTTTTCAAACTTTGCAGTATTGACAAGTCTAGGATTTATAGGGTTATTTCGTATGCTATTAATAGGTACTTGTACCATTGTAATTAAACAATTTATTGTTAATTCTTTTTATTTCGTCATCTTGTTCTAAGTGCTTTTGCCTTTTCAATTCAAATTGTAAATGATGTATAGTTTTTTCTAAATCTTGTACTATACTATTATTATCTTTTTTACCTGCACGCATTAAGTAAGCAAGTGCTACACCTATATTATAGTTGTCACCTGCAAAATCTTCTATCACTTTATGTGCCTCGTACTTGTAATATTTACCTTTATAATAATTAGGTGTATTCATAATGTTTCTACTATTTTTTTTATACCGTTATAACAAGTTGCTATACAACTACTACAATTACTGTGTGTTTTGTATTTTGTTTTGTGTATCTCGTTATACAATGTTATTAATTCTGCTTTTGCCTCTTTTGTCTTTGCTACGCCTGTTTTGCACAATTCCCATACGTCTATTATTCTTTGTCTTTGTGTATCTGTAATTTCCATAGTAATTGTTTTACTTTATATATTAAATATGTTATAGCAGGTGTACCAAGTATTATATGAAATATATTTAAATGTGGCTCACCACAAAAACCAAATAAGTGTTTTATAAATTCTACCATTTATTTTTTGGGCATTTTTCAGTTTTCCAAGCCGCTTTAGTTTCTATAGGGCAACCACATACATTACATTCTATATCTTCTGTTAGGTGTGGGCATCTACTACAAATGTATGCTCTATCATAGTATGTTACTTCGTCTACATTTTCAAAACCACCTAATAACCTTTTACTAACCGCTTTTAAGTAGTTATAGCTTTTTACCATTATGTTTGGGGCGTTCATTTTTTTTATCATATCTATATAATTTTATAATACCTATAGGCTCTTCATTTTCTCTAAAAACTATATCTACATCGTCAAAATACAAATTATCTAAATCTGCTATGTATTCTATTTGGTTATCTTCGTTATAAAATTCTATAACAGATAAACCATAACCTACAATCCTCTGTAAATCATCATAAATCATTACGTACTTTTTTTAATTCTGCTTTTAAATATTCTTTAACTTTTTTTATAGTTAAATATATATTCATTCTACTAATTTTAGTTTTTTTGCTTAGGCTAGTATATGTAAACTTTTTACCATCGTCATCACCTAAAACGTATAGCTTAAATAACTCTCTATCATACCAATACAAATTATCTAAAATAGAATTTATTAAATCACTATCTTCTATAAAATATAAATCTTGTGCCTTTTGTTTTGTAACTTTTAAAAGTACATCTGTATTAAAACTTATGTGTTTATATGCTTTATCGTACTTGTAGTAGTACCTAGATGTTTTTGAGTAGTAGTTATTTTTGCACAACCTGATAAAATAAAACTTTATTTTTTTATCTTTAATTAGTTGTTGTAGTTGTTCAGGCTTACTGTATAGAGATGCAAATACCTCTTGTATAACATCGTCTACATCTTTTGATGGTATAAATTTAGTTGCAGTATTTTTTAATTCTATAAATAACTCATTATCAATCACATACGAATTATACGAAAAAGTATATATAAGTTATGAGGTGTTGATAAATAGTTATGCACATAAATTTTTTAATTTGTCTTTGTATATTTCTATCAGATATTGTAAATCTAATTTAGAGTATTTAACAGTTTTGTTACTTAGTTTAATAATGTCGTCAACCTCTTCTACGCCTATTTCACTACACAATCTTCTGTAAAATCGTATCTTTTCACCCTCAGAGTAAATATTACACTTCACGCATTGGGGGCGACAATTGTTTTCGTGCCATCTTGTGCTAGTATGTTTGCGTGACTGCATATGTCCGTTTTGCATTTCTTTAACAGGTTTTTTTACATTACAAGTGTAACACTCTACTAAACCATTATCGTCTGCATATGCCCACCTTATATATTGGCTAAATACTTTGTCTAACTCTTTTTTAAGTTTTGCGTGTGTTTTTGTCTTTTTAGCCATTCTTTTTTTTGCTTGTCTTGTCTATGTTCAAAATATAAAGTTAAGCCTGTATACGCTATTGCTAGTATTAAAAGTATTTTATATATAAATATCATTTTATTCGCCTAGCTTTGTTAATAGTACTAGCTATTTGTTTTTGTGCTTGTTTGTGTAATTCAAAATCTGTTATTTGGTTTTGCCTCCGCTTTTCTATAGCATTAGTTTTATAATCTTTAAGCCATACACTCCAAGTACGCACATTTATAAATACACTTGTACCATCTTCTGCCTTGCGTAAACCTTTGTTAATAGCAAATGCTATTTCTTGCATTGTTAGATTAGTGTGATATGTCACTAAATCGTTGTAAAATAATTGTGCCATAATTTTCATTTGTTCCTTATCAGGTTTTTGTCCTAGCGAGGCATAACACACACCAATTAAATCTAAACATTCTATTTTAAGTTTATTTATGTCGCCTGCTTTTATTCTATCAAATATTCTCATTTTTTATAATGCTTTTTTTTAATATCTCTGCCTAACCACCTAGCCCTATCTTTTTTATATTCGTACTCATAACCCATAATTAACATATAAGCAGAGCAAGTAACTAATTTTTTTTTATTCTTTGATTTCATTTCTTATCTGTTCCCAAGTATCAATTAAATTTACTTTTGTAGTATTTGTATTTGTAAATTTTGTTTCGTTTTTAAACCAAGTTTTTAACCTACGTGCTATATCAAATGTTTTTTGCATCTCATATTTTAATTTTGTTTTACTTCTGTTTGGCTCAGTCCAATAGTCAGTAAATGACTCTAGCATATCTGCACTATATAATTTAGAATAGTTATTAGTTTCTACTATAAATTTATTTGTTGCTTTTTCTAAATCTCTTTTTTTACTAGGCTTATCATCTAGTTGGTAGGATTTATAGTTTACAACCGATATAAGAGAGTTTTTAGTATTGCTTGATATATTTATATAACCTTGTAATTTAAGTTTCTGTAATCGCTTGTATATAGTTGATGGTTTTATATGTAATTCTTCGCTTGCACTAATTCTACCTGTAATAAATTCGCCTACGTCAACTTTTCTGCCATAAACTACATTAGGTGTAGTGTTAGCCTTTAATATGCACCACACAAAAACCTTTAGTAATTCTGCATCTGCAAATACGCCATTGTCTAAAATCTTACGATGTAATTTTATGTAACCTTGCATTAGTCAAATTTTATTTCATCTTGCACAAATGTATCATTTATTTTTTTATATAAATGTTGTTGTTTTAGCTTTGCTTTCCATTTGTTTTGGGCGTTAACTTGTCTTTGTTTATACTTTGTGCCTCGCAAACTTTGGTTTACTTGTTGAAATTTTGCTCTATCTCTTTTTATAGATACTGCACTACTTAGTTTATCACTAGCAATTAATTTAAGTAAATCAGATGCAGACATATTATCAATGTCTAAACCTTGTCTTTTAATTTCTATGTGCCAAATATTAGCGCTTAGTTTCATATCGCTATCTCTTAGTGCAGGGTATTTAGTAATTAATTCTAAAACTAAATCTTTAGTCGTCTGTTTCATTAAGTAAATATTTACGTATTTCTAATAAATCTGCTATAGCGCTATCTACCTCGTCAATAGCTTGTAACTCGTTTATAGTTTGTAGTCTTTGTGTTTTTGTCATATACTCGTCAAAAACTTTATTAAACACGTCTAAATAACGTGGGTACATACGTGCATTTTGTATATATTCTTTGTGCAACTTTAAATAATGGTAGTAGTTTGTACGATGTTTACAAAAGTGTTTAGCTAATTGTGCAGGTTTTAAACCGCACTCCATTAAAATATTACAAATTACCATTCTACTAATAACTTGCTCACCTGTTTTTTGTTTTACGTTTATATCCTTACTATCTACACCTGTGTGTTTTGATGTTATATAAGTCAATAAATCTATCTCTTTTTTTAGTTTACTTGTATTATTCATAATTATAAAAATCTTGTATATTATATCCTTTTTTTATTAATTTATCTGCATAGTCTGCTAATTCTTTTTCTGTTCCTATAAAAACATCTGATGTCTTACTACAGTTGTCTACAAAAGTTTTACCTATAGATATATCTTTAGTCACTACTGCACCTAATGTATTAGGCTTAAATGTTATTATAGTTTTTTTTATTATAGTATCGTCTAACTTAGGTATAGTTTTAATTATAAATCTTTTGTTTTTATAATCTAATAAACCATACTCGTTACTTGCACACTTATAATCTAAGCCTTTGTTTATACCGTCTTGTGTATAATATGGGTATGTATCATATATCATAAAGTTATACATTTATCGTCATTATCTAAATTTTTAACCTCTATAAACTTATTAAATAGTTTTAATGTTTGCTCATACATTTTTATAAATGTAAATCTATCGTGTGCATATCTTAAATTAGACTGTTCTAAAATGTTAGCGGTATCTCGTAATGTTTTAATTAATCTTTTTTTATCTATCATAATTAAAATGGCATATCGTTATTATTTTGTTTAGTTGGCTTTTTACCTGTTAAAACCCATTCTGTAAACATCTCTGCTAATTCTATTACATCTGCTTTATCGCCACCATTATTACATATATAATCTGTTGCACATTTAAGTGTAGATTGTCTAACTATCAATGTTTCTCTATCAGCATTGTTAGATGTATTTGCTTGTGTGCTACCATTTTGTTGAAAGTTAGATACAGATTTAATTTTAGGGTATTTACCATCTACAAACTCGTATTCAGTATCTTGTCCTACTACAAATTTACATTGTTCACTCTTAGACATCGTTTGCCCCGTATCGTCACCTATAGTAACTTCAAATTTATACATTAAGCCATATTGCCCCTCCCAAGTACCATTTGGTTGTACGTTTTTTACAATTCCTTTTTTAATCATTTTATTAATATGTTAAGGTTATTACACCTATTATGTCTAGCACTATTAAAAGGGTGGCTAAACTTAACCCTATACCGTAAGTAATAATTGTATCTCGTTTCATATTATAATCTATTATAAGTACTAACTAAATCTCTTAGTATTTCTAATGATAACTTATAAGCCTCTATTTGCCCTTGATACCATTCTACAAGTGTTTCGTTACCTTTATCTTTATACTCTATTTGCTTTTCTTCTGCGTTTTGTAGTAACTTTTCTAGCGAGTATAGTTTACACCTAGCAAAGTATGTTACATCACCTAGTTTAACTTGTTGTACTTGTACCTTACAAGTTTCGTTATATATTTCTGCGTGTTTATCCATCTTTGTAAATTTATGATTTTCTTTTATATGATACAAATTTACCTTTTGTAAAGCTAAAATAAGTATCTGCATTAATATCTCTTTCTACAAAATCTTGACAGGCTAAATCTAAACCTATTTTTTGTAAATTCTTTACATATTCGTTATCGCCTAGTGCTTTATACTTTTTAATTAATTTAGCTATTACTTTAATATCGTTGTATATTTCTGCGGATTTGTCCATCTTTTTAAATTTATCCTTTTAGTATTAATATTAATTCGTTTATCATATCATCTGTAAAGCTACGAAAACAAAAGCTAGTATCGCAACACAGAAAACTTTTAAATCTTCTTTTTGCTTTTTTTAACTTCTTATTTGTTTTTGTTCTTTCTAGTTTTGTAAACTCGTGTGTATGTTTAGACAATATAGCTATTTCACTTGTGCTAAATGTGCCTATACTTATAAGATGGTTACCTGCATTTATTGTAGTACCTCTTTTAAATTCTGTATTTTCCATTTCTAAAATTGTTTAAGTTATACCACCAAAACCCCCTATTTATTTCAGTAGGGGGCGGTGGTGTGTGGTGTTCTTAGTCACGATTGTAAAAATCTTCGGCTAATCCTAAAAATTCTCTTGCTATATCTGTTATAAGATACATTTGGTTTGCATCATCTAAACCTTTAAAAGCATCACGTACTAGTCCTTTTTGTACTAAATTAGATAAAGTACCTGCTCTTGATTTTGTACCTACATCTTCGCCTAAAAAGTATGAGTATGATTCTTCTACTTGGTTATTTGCAACTTCGATTAATAAGTTTTTTTCGTTTTCCGTTAAGTTAATTGTATTTGTCATTGTTTTATTTTTTTAAGTTTGTTAAGCAAATATACAACTTTTTTCGTTATAAACAATACTTAGTTTAAAAGTTATTAACAATTTAAATGTTAAAAACCTTACAAATTAGGTATTATTTGTTTTGCTAACTTTCTTAATGCTTTTTTGTCCGTTACTACATTTTTTACACAATCTGCATATAAGCTAGGCTCTGATTCCCAAACATCATATAAATACAACATTATCATTTTTTGTGTTGTCCAAAATTGCTTGTATAGCATATTTTTATTTTTCATACCCTGTGCGAACCACATTTCATCTCGCCACGTAAAATCGTTTACCATATCAGATAGTACCATTGTTTCATATTTAGTAAAAAATTCTAAATCTCTTATTATTTCTTCTTTATCTGCTAATTTTAATTTTTCTTCGTAAGTCATAATTGTTAATTTTAAGTTATTTACTTTTTATAAATTGTTTCTTGCCAAAAACACATACCATCAGGATATTTTAACTCTATACATTCGAAACCTTGTTTGACTAGTTTGTGTACTTGTTTGTTTAGCCTTTCTAAATCTATGTAATCACCTGTGTACCATTCTGCCTGTACTATATCGTATAAATCACCGTCTTTATGTAAAAATAATTCTATGTCTGAGTGTTCACTTTCTACATCTTGAGAATTTAATAAAATTTTAGTAATCTTAGTTTTTTTGTTTTTAAAATAATTCATATTGTGTTTTCAATAATTTAAGCAAATATACAATTATTTTATTTATAAACAAAATGTAGTATATAACTTATTAACAATTACTATGTTAATTATCTATATATATAATAGTGTATTATTCTTGTTTGTGTTATTTTGTTGTTACACAGAACGTGTAACTAATTAAGTATGAGTAAGTTAATACCTTTTACCGTTATAATAAAAAGTATCTTCAAAAGCTAGTATTTGCGTTACGTAATATCTACCATTATCATCTATATGTACTATAGCGAAACCATTATTCCATTTAGACTTCATAGCCCTAGATGCGTAACTAAAGGCTTTACTATCTAAATCACACATAGTGCCTATGTTAAAGCCACCTACGTTACCCTCAATAAATGTTTGTACTCTGTGTGTGTGTGCAAACATTACGCTATGCCTAAAAGTATCAATATGTTTTTTTGCACTATGTATATTGCAATAAATACCGTGCATTAAATCTAAATGCCTACCTATTGTTACTTTGTCCTCTTTCCAATCTTCGTACACGTCATAGTTTCTGCTATGTAGTGCTAGTGCCTCTGTAGGTGATTTAATAACACCTTTGCCTAACTTAGCGTTATCTATTTTACTCATATATTGATTGTACCAATCTTCGTGGTTACCCCATATATACGTTTTGTGTACGTCATCTTCTAAAACGCTATCTATCATATCTAAAGCATCATTACCTGCTTTATATTCTTTAGTTAGCGTAGTGTTACCTTTCATACCGCTACTATGCCTAGATATACTAGCCATATCTAAAAAGTCACCTATAAGATGAAAGCCTACTATGTCTTTGCGTAAATCATCACACAAATTAAGTAACCCATTAAATAGTTTTTTGTTATGTGCAGGTACGTGATGACAACCACTAACTATATGTATACCACTTGTGTTATACTTATTTGTTACTATAGCTTTAGCATTACCGTTTTGCTTATGTCTACGATAATCCTGTAGTAGTTGCTCTTCATCAGGTTTTAATCTATATCTGTTATTCGGCATTTTTTATTTTTTCATAACTACGCCCCCCAAAGTATGCACCAAATGCGGTAATTGCTAACATACTCCATAAATCAACCATACTACTATTTAGTTGTAAGTCAGTATAACCAAAGTCTATTAGTGTAAATACGGTTAGTACTAGTAGTAAAAAAGCTAAAGATAATGGGCGTATATTGCGAGGCAACCAACTACTTTGCGCATTGTCAGATTCCCAACGCTTTGTAACTTCCTTTTGTATATTATGCTCAAAAGTTTGTATTTGTTTGTTTATCTCTGCTTTTATTAATTCTTTCTCTTCTGCGCTAGTATGTATTTTATCAATAGCGTTACCAACACTATTAACTAAATCACTAGCGCCTGCGCTAAATATTTTTTTTATAATACTCATATTTTTTTAATATAACCAACAGGCGCTAGGTTTATCGTAATCGTCGTCTATGTGTAAAAATGTAGGCGCGATACCTACACGTCTACCTAACCCTACTTTGTGTAAAGCAGCTAAAATTTTACTTCTGTCTGCGCTATTATTACAATGCACGTCAACGGCTCTACAAGGGACTTTAATATGGCTACTTCCTACACGCCCGCCAATAGCTAAATTTTTTTCTTCTGTTCTGTAGGCGCTATTTATTTTAAAAGGTATGCCCGCTATGTCGCGCGCTTCGTCTAATTTGTGTAAAAAGTCTATACACATTTTGCCACCTTCTGACGTCGGCAAACCGCTACCTTCTAACGTTTCACAGTCAAATTCTTCAAAATTAAAATAGTTTAACATACGCGTTTTTTTAAATTTTTTTGTGTTTTACTTGTTTTTGTCAAAATCGTTTTTAAGGCTATTTATAGCGCGTTTAAGCAACTTTACACTAGCTAGCATATCGTAACATTAAAAAGTTGAGATGTTGCAATAGAATAAAATTACTAGATAACAATTTTAACACAATTTAGTTAATAAAATAATTTGTTTTTTTCTTGTATTATTGACAATTTTTGTTATTGCATTTGTCAAAACATACTTTTTTAAAAGTTAACAAGTGTACCAATTTACATATAAATTTTATCATTTTTTTTGTTTTATAAATTCTAATATTATGTCTATTTTACTTTTTATATACTGCATATCTTTAGCGTTATTTTCGTGGTATTTGCTAAATGTTTCTTTTACCGTCACGATTGAAAAAAAGAAAAATCTGTATAAAGCATATAAACTACCCAATAATAAAACTACAGACAAACCGTAATTTTCTATTAATTTTAGTATCTCTTCCATTGTTATCTTTTTTTACAAGTGTTTAGTGTAGCTATATTTTTTTCTAATTCTACTATTCTATCTTCGCACTCGTTTATAATCTTTATTTTTTTTTCTAACCTTTGCTCTAGTACTTGTATATCTTCGTCTAGTTGCCCTATTTGACTATATGCAATACCCATAGTAAATATTATGCCTATAATCCATATAATATTACCTATGCTTATAGTAAAGTCTTTTTGTATCATCTGCCCTGCCCTTTGTATTTCTTCTTGTAGCCACTCTGCCCTTTACTAGCATTTTTGCTATGCTTACGCCTTTTTACTTTTGGCTTAGGTATAAAACTAGTTATAAATTTTTTAGCCATTATTTACGCTTGTTTCTATAGTATAAAAATCTATCTACAGTATATATTATAGATACTACAAGTAAAGCTATTTGTAGTACTTGTTCAACTTGTGTAAAACTTATAGCTAGTGTTACACTATTTAACCCTAGTACGTCTGCGTTTTGCATTATTAGATTTCTCATCTTCTTGCTTTTGTAAATAGCTTTTTAGTTTTTTTATGTTTTCTTTTTTTACTTTATATGTCGAAACTTGCATCTAAAAAACTTCTTAATGTTAATTCATTTTTTTGCTTATACCTATCTAATACAATACCGCTAAAATATGTATCTTTTGTAGGTGCTAAATCACCGTTACTGTTAGTGTTGTATTCAGGGAATAAATGATTATTATTGCATAAATAATCTACTAGCCTAGTACTGTAATATTCCGCAGTATTTTTAACTATTTCTCTTATATATTTTATATCTTCTAAATCGGCAGGTGTGCTAGTTTCAGATATTTTACGCACTATATCCTTGTTCATTATTTTATAAGACAAAAAAGGCAAACACTCATATAAGCTATAGTGTATAAGTACAGGTTGTATATATTCGTCTGTAAATGTTTTATAGTTGCCACCTAATGAAGATGTAGATATATCGTTAGCTATTTTATCATACAAATCTGTACCAAGTAATTGGTGTATATGTATGTCTTGAGCTACCTTTATATATGGTAGTAATAATTCTACATCTACATTACCGTTAATAGTAGTAGATTTTTTTATAGTATCTTCGCTTACAAATAATACCGCCATTTTTAATATCCTTTTTTAGTTACAAATCCTTTTTTTGGCATACGCTTAGGTGCTACAGGTACTTCTTGCTCGTTAACTTCAGGTTTAAAACCCAAACTCCTAGCTTTAGTTGTAGTTACTATAGCATCTACAGTACTAGGCTTTTCACCTGCCTGTAAATATATTCTTCTATAAAATCTATGATGGCAATTACCGCCCCCTTTGTACTTCCAAATAGAGTAATTACTATCTCCTTTTCTTGCCCATTCTCTGTTAATACCGTTTGTTTGCATACGCAGTATATCCTCTTTTCTATATACCTTACCACTATTTGCGGCTCTCATCATAGCATCACAAAATGTTCTTGTTTTACCGCTTGTTCTACTTAATGCTCTATCTTCATTGTATACATAGCGTAC